ATAACTACCTTCAAGAGGTGATCTAGTATTACCATCTCTAGTAGATAACTCAGTTTCTAAAGCAAGTAATTGAGCAGCAGTTCCAGTACCAATTTCATTAAGAACTGCATTAGTAGAACTAACATCATATGCTCTATTTACTATACGATATTCAACAACATCAGCATCATCAAGAATACCTTCAGTAACAGCAATAGTAAAATCATCACCAGCTGTATCAGCAGTAAATTGAATACCATCATTATTATTAGAAGCATCATCAGTTGCAACAGCAGTTACAATAGCATCATCATCAGCATTAATAAGAGCTACAAGTTTAGTTATAATATTACTAGCACCAAGACCAGTTAATACATCACCAGAAACAACTGTTAAACTATAAGTTTTGCTTCTTAGTGTATCATTAGGAGCTTTAGTTTTGTCAATAACTGCAACCCCATATGTATCCCCAGCACTAACTGTAGAAGGAAGGTTAAGTGAATATCCATTAGCATTAGCGCCAATTTCATCACTACCTAAATATTTTACAGTAGCTACAGGAGCAGCATACGCAGTCTTAGTATATGTTAGTGTATTTTTATCAATGAGAACACTCTTTTTGATACCATTAGCCGTTTGAAGGACTAAATAGAAATCTTTAGTTCCAATTGCAGGATTATCAGTAAGGAAAACACCTGTACTATCAAACCATGCCATAGAACCTTCAATCATAGTATCAACATCCCAAGAACCTTCAACAGTTCCAGAATCATCTTCACCATAAGCAACACTACCTTTTGAAATAAATAAATCTTTCATTTTTCAATTAATTTTTATTAATAATTCCTTTATATTTACTAACATACTCTGTTATGTCAGCTTTATTATCAGGATTTTTAAAATAAGTAATAGCACCATTTATATTATTACCAATGATCTTTGAAGGATCAAGGGTATCAACAATCATTTCACTATTGTCCAATCTTTTTAAAATAGAATTAGAGATAAATTTCTCAATCTGTCCTTTAGTAGTTAGATTAGTATCATTTACAATATTAATAAACTTCTTAGGATTATCAGAACTAATCTTATTTAACAATGTATGCTTAGTAGTAGGTTTAACATTAAGTATTTCATTACCTTTACCTAAAGCATATAACACATTATCAACCATGTTAGAATCCTGAATAACTTTAATGAATGTTTCCATTCTATTTTCCTCAAGTCTCTGACGTGTATCATTAATTCTTTCAATATCCTCTTTAGATTGTAAATAAAATCTAATTTTCTTAGGACTTTTTGAAACTAGTGCAAACTCATTTGCAACATCACCGTAAACCAAACAATATCTATAAGTTAAATACTCATCAATATTATTAGGAATACCAAATTTATAGTGCATACCTTCAATCTGAATAATCTTCTTGAATTTAGCATCATAAATCCTCTTTATAGTTTCAACACGAGATTTATCATCTTTAACTTTATTAGTCTTTGCTAACTCAACCTGAAAAGAATCTTCAACATCTTTTAATAATCTACTAACATAATTAGCTAGATGACTATCAGTAGTAAGTTGTTTATCTTTATCTAAATTAGCATTTATTTTCTTAATATATTCACTCTTGGAAATATCAGTAATATCATAAGTAAAACCTATATCTAGTTTCTTACCTTGACTAGCAATATCAATACCAAAACTATTCCAATAGTTTGTCAGTACTTTATTCCATTCCATAGACAAAGGCGATATACCAATTATATCAGGCATTAATACCTTTTGTTCTTCAGAATTAGCCAACATTTTACTTACAGAACTAATACTAGTACCTAGCTTTCTAGGAGGTTCAACTAGAACCTTTTTATTAGCATTAGCATATTGATTGTTACTAATACTCCAATATATATTAATAGTACGATTAACTTGTTTCATTTTTATTTATATTTTTAAGTTATGAATCTTTTATATATTTTATCATTATCTTATCAACAACTATTTACTGTTTAAATTCTAAGAAATAAGAAGTAGTATAATTAAGCATTGCAATACCTTGTGACATCAATACTTCATAAGAAGCAATATCTTTACGAGTACTCAATAATCCACCCTTACGTTCAATACCACCCCATTCAGGAGGTAAAGGACTCATACCTTTATAAACACCAGTAATCATCTCACGACCTTGTTCACCAACTAATTGTATATTTCTTTCACCATTTTCAGAATTAACTGAATGGTCAAGAATACATATATTATAAGATTCAGCAGGGAATCCTTTGTACATATTACCATTAGCTCTATCTAATTCAGCATAAAGACCATCATCAAAGATACCTGATCTTTTAACAGTTAAAATATGTCCATCAATAGTTTTATACTGATTGAAATACTTACCATAAGATAAATATCCATCAGTACCACTCATTATTTCTTCAGATCCTAATTTATCATAATAAGAATTACCTTGAGCAGCAGTTTTAATAGCACTGTTCATCATTCTCATTCCACCTGCACCAGTATAAAGCACAATCTCCATAGGAGTTTTATCAATACGATTACCAAACAGTGAATTAACAACACTATCGAGTTTATCAATAGTTAATGTACCATAAGTATCATGTTGACCAGTAATCTTAAGTATTTCCTTAACACCTGCACCAGAAGGAATAGGTTCACCAGTTTCATCATCCTTATTCATGATTCTACCAAATGAATCTCTATTATATTTATCATTCCATAAAGCATCTTCAAGCATGATTTTTCTATCAATCTCAAACTGCTTCATTTCCCAAGGCATCCACTTATTAGTAGTACCTTTTACACCAGCATTATCAATAGTATCAAATTCAACATTAATAACTTTATTAGAAACATTACCAGCAATCTGTTTTCCAAATCTTACAAAACTAAACTGATTAGTCCATTTTCCTGGAGACATTGAGTTACTAGTAACACCATCAGATTTACTAGCAGCAACCTTAGCAGCTCCCATAACCCAATTTTGACCAGCTTGAAAGTTATCAAGAGATACATATTCATCCTCATCACCAGTTAATATAATCATAGTATATTTAAAGGTGCTATAACCTAATTTAACAGGTTCACCTTGAATCCTACATATATGACTTTTATCAGGAGTAGTTACAGTATGATATTTAAGTAATAGTTCATCCTCAAATTTAACCTCAAATGTCTGAAACCCAAGTCCAGGTTTAGTAACATTAGTATTAGATAATCCAAGAACAGCACTAACGTGTTTCATTCTACCAATAGTTTTCCATATATATTGGGTATCGTTAAGTTCTTTTTTAGGTATAGATTTAATACCATCTTGACCCTCAGTTAAAGTCAACAGTGAAAACATTTCACTATCACTTCCATAGAGCCATGTTAATTTCTTACTCAATGATACAGTGTCAATCAACTCATTCTTATAGAGTAGATTCTCATCTGTATATCTTTCAAAATTATAAGTATCCGTTTTAAGTTCTCTCATTGTTTTTAAAATTTGTTATTAATTGTTTATATAATTTTAACTGTACTACCTTGCTTCTTATCAGATTTACCAGTAGTATATCTTCTGACAGTCTTATTTGAAAAACCTTTAATCTTAGCACTGTTAATCTGTTCAGTAATAAACTGACTATCATCATAATTAACAAGTCGTCTAAAAGCTTCTAAAACACTATGACCATTAGTTCTCTTTGAATTTTCATTATTGATTTTAATCTCATCTCTAGTAACATAATGAGTCTGATTATCTTTACCTTTTATAGGAACAGGTTCATAAAGATACATAAAGAATTGGTCAGGGGTATAATAACTCACTTTACCATTATCAGTAACTCTAATCTTTTCAGGAATCTTATAAGTCTTATCATCAACCTTGATTGATTTCTTATTTACAATAATATCATAAATACTATTATCAACATTAAGTTTAGACATTTCACCTTTGTCATTAACAGCTACACCCCAATAGTTATTACTATTAGTTATATCTTGAGCACGCTTATTAACAACAGCATCTTCCTCTTGTTTATCCCTATCATTCTCAGATTTCTGAAGGTATTCAAGTTCAGTTTTAACCTCATCTTTAAGACCATCACTATCCTTTAGATAATTATAATATTTTTCAATCTTAGCATTATCTTCACCACGAGCCTTTCTAGCAGCAAATATAATACTTTTGCCTTGATCTTCGTTCTTATCATCAATCTTAACATCCTTATAACTAACCTTATCACTAAACCCTTCAAAATCTCCATTATTAAGTTCTAAATGATTTAAAATTCTAGTTACAATAGGATACTTAGTTACAAGTTCATCAGCATAATTAGTACGACCTTGTTTAATACCTTCATCTTGAACATCACTAATATAATTAGTTAATCCTTCAGTAGTATTTTCATATTCATTAAATTCACCCTTATCATTCATAGGTTTTATATTACCCACTTTGATAATTTCACTCATATCTAAGTCACCATCTTTATTATCACTGACAGCATTTAATTTAGATAACTCATCTTTAGTAAATTTAATATTACCTTCAGTATCAATAGCATCACCTGTTTTATTTAACTTATATTTAACACTATCAACTTCAATCTCAGGTTCATCTGAGGTATCAGGTATAGTATCATTAAGCTTAGCTATTTCTTCAACAGTTTTAAAAACTTTACCTTCTGAATCTAAAGCATTACCTTTATCATCTAGGTTATAATCAACATCATCAATATTGACCATCTTATCATCAGCAGGAGCATCTGTAGGTTTTTCAACCACTTTAACCTCCTCTACAATAATATTACCATTTTCATCTAACATCTTCTTTTATTTAATAGTTTATACATACTTTATTTAACAATGCTTATTAATATACCTTATAACACTCTATTTCATCGGAAAGTATATATAAGGAATCTTTAATACGGAGTAGTTTATTTACCACTACTTTCTTTACTATTATTAACTTCAATCTGTTTAATAGCAATATCCCTATCAGTAATCATTTGTTCTTTAGTCTTTATTTCATCAAGTTTATACTGATGTTCTTTATCAATATTATCACTTTGTAACTTAGCAAGTCTTTCATTAGCAGCTTCAGCTTCACGTTGTTTATTCATCTCAAACTCTCTTTGCATTTCAGCTAGTTCTGCAATCTTACTTTTAAGTTCAGCAGCATTATCTGAATCAATAGTAGCAGCAGATATATCTAAATTACCATTCTGACCAGCAGAAAATCCTAATTCTTTATACTCAGCTAATTTACCTTCTTCAATCTTACTATTAGTAACATATACTCCAAGTTTTATAAGTAAATCGTCAGGAGTAACATCAACTTCAACTATTTTACCATCTTTAATATAAGAACCTACCCTACCTTGTTTATAAGCATATCTAGCATATTCAAGATTAGCCTCATGTTCTTTAGCAAGTATATTATTAAACATAGTAATCATAAGAGTACTACCTAATTTAGCTCTATATATATTTTGCTCATTATTCCTAACTGTAGAATAAGGATTAGTATTACCAGCTCTAGCATCATTCATATTAGCCATATCCCAAGCCTCAGCCTTAATACCATCTCTATAATCAATAAGAGTTTTAATATAATTTGCTAAACTATCATCACTTACTATTCTATAACCTTGAGCAACTGTATTAAAATCAACAACAGTATCATCATATATAATAGTATTATCAGCCATTTTATAAAACATATTACCCTTAGTACTTTGTTCATTGTCACCAGTAATAAGACTTTGAGGTATCAATTCAACAGCACCTTTATATTTAGCAATATTTCTCTCAATTTGTAAACCTATTATTCTATATAGTGCAAGTGAAGGTAATATACGTTTAGGAATAGGATTTATATTGATACCGTCAAGCAATCCTTTTTTACCACCAAATGGAATCTTAACATGACCTTTAGCATCATATCTTTGAACCTCTTCTGGAACAGGTTTAAAATAAATACCTGTATGAATATTACCAAGTCTAGTTTGCCTCCATGCTTCAGGAATCCATTGTTTATTAACTTCAATATCACCAATCTCAACATTTATCTCATAATCTTTATCAACTTCTCTTTCAGCTAACTCACCAAGTTGATTATAATAAATTAATATATGCTTATCAACATAAGTAATAAAAGATACAGTACATCTACTAATCTCACCATTAATATTAGCAAAATCATACTTACTATTACTATTCTTAACTATATCGTCACCAATAGTTTTTCTACCAGTATAATCTAATATTACATCAGCAGTTACATTATTAACACCAGTATCATAAATATCAACAAGTCTATTAAGATAAGTTCTATCATTATCACTTAAATCTTCTCCATACAATTCTTCAATCTCATATATAGATAGTTTATCTTTCCTTAAAAAAGCATTATGATCTTCAACAAACTCACTATTATTACTAATAGGATAACCTTCTAAAGGAGATACTAATTCCCAAAAGAATTGACCATTTTTAATATATCTATAAGTATAAAATTGTTCAGTAGCCCACCAATAATTAAAACCAGTTAATTTCTTATTTTCAAAATCATTTTCATCATTAATAAGATTAATAAGTTTTTCACCTTTAACAGCCTTATCTGTAAACCATTTTTCTTTAATCTTACTAGCTTCATCTGTAAAGTCTACTTGAGTAGCACCTACATTACCTTGTTGCTGAAACTCTTGATTCCTTTTAACAAACTCATCTTCCAGCATTTTATAAAGTTCAGTTCCAACACTAGCATCCCTTAATAGAACCATATCAGGATCATTGATTTTAACATTGAAATTATAAGGAAGATTTATATATTCTCCAATATTCTTTTCTCTAATAGGAGTAATAAAATCTATATCACGTATAGTACCAGGAAGTTTCTTATTAGAACTACCATCAGCAGACATAGGTTCTAAAACATATTTATAAGTATCTTCATCAATGATACCATTAGATGCATTCATATTACTAATAACATCTGGTTTATCATTCATAGACTCACCAAGAGTAATAAAATAATCAATATTTGGAACATACCAATCCTTAGTATTCTTAGCAGTAACACTACTTCTTTGATTCTGTCGTCTAGCCATTAATTCTTATCTTTATAACCATATAATCCAATAATATCATATATACTCCTCTTATTTGTACCTTTAGGTTTAATCTTTTTAATATCAGCATATTTCCTTAGTAAAGGTGCTAATCTCATACTACTAATCCTATCGAAATTACCATCTTTAGTAAAGTTTTGTAATTCTAGTAAAAATGGTAAATCTTTAATATGGTGTAACACTAGTACATCACTTCCATCATCTCTTTTAGATAGAGGTGTATATAACAATTCAGCAAGATATTCAGTAGCTTGAGAAGCCTTATCTCCACCACCCATATTAACTCCATATCCAAGATTACTTTCATCAGTCTTAGGATCATTAATAACCTTAGTAGGGTCTTTATACAGCTTAGGTAAACTTCTCCATCTAGTAAAGTTATGAACTGTTTCACCCCTATCAACTTCAGGTAATCCCTTACAATTATATCTATTTAAAAGCTTAAGAAATATCCTATCACACTGTTCCATTTTAGGAGGTCTCCCCGCATAACTAGCAACAAGTATATCACCAGTACTATTAGATATATTATTAGGAAACATCATAACATTAATACTATTAAGCGAGTTCTTATTTATAATAGTATCTGCATCCTTATCTTTACCAACAGTATCATAAACAGCATAATAAAGATTCTTAGGTATAATTCCATCTCTATCTCTGAAAGGAGGATAGTATTCTCTTATACAACCATAAACATCATCATTAGAATCAAATGGTACTTTCTCAATAAAAGGATGAACTTTAGAACTACTACCAAGCATCTCTTTATTAGTCTTAAATACTAAACCTTTATCAGTATCAACTAACATACCATCCCTATAATATTTATACTCGGGATTATATCTAACATTATTAACATGAGCATCTAACTCAGGACTACTAAATATATTCTCAGTAGCATTTTTAAAAGCTTCTTCAGGACTATTAGCACGTTGACCAACATATATTAAATAATCAGAAATAGTCATATTCTTAGCAGCATTTTCTTTATTGATTAGATCATACTCATAAGCATCCATTAATAGACTATTACCATCCTTATCCATAAACGGTTCCATGTTCCATACTTGAGGATGAAAGAAACCACATGCAGCATGTCTAGAATTATTATCCCATACATTCTCAAAAGGCATCATTTGATAAGCATTTGGATTATAGAAACAATAAGCAAAATCAGCCCAGTTTGCATTCTTAGTACCAGCAGTTCCATAAGCACGTATAGTACCAACATTACCAGCACCAACTTCTGTACTACTCATTGTAACATTAAGAGCCTTCCTTAAATTCTTAAGTTTACCAGACTCTTCAAAATCTATTTCTAAAGCACGTTTACCAATAGCAGCAGATTCATTATTATGTAAAGATACACAAAACATCTTACTATCATAACCGTAAATCTTATTACCACCTTTTCTAGTCTTATATCCTAAATGTAAATTCTCAAGATTTTCAGATACATAACCTCTCTTCCAATGAGTATTATCTTCAAACCAGTCAAGATTACGTTTAACCATATAACCAGTAGCATCTTTATCAGTAAGATAATCAATTATATCAGCAGCTAATACTATAACAGCACCTCTTACAAGATTAACAGTATTAGAACTCTGACTACCTCTCTTATTAGAATAACCTTTACCTCTAGCTTTAGCTTTAGTTAAATGAAACTTATTTCTAGCAATAAACAAATCAGTCTTAAAATTCCAATAATCACCATCCCAAAATCTAGGAAATCCACCAATAAGTTCTGTCTTATAATCACTAATACTATGAAGATACTCTCTTTCAGGTTTAGTAGGTGTTCTTTGAATCCTACTATAATTAAGATAATTATAATGATCTCCTGTAATATGTAAATCTACAATTTCACCTGTTTTAAGAAGCTTACATTTAGCAGTCATTCCATTACGTCTACGAATAGTTTCTCTACTCCAGAATCTATCGTATTCAATAGTACCTTTTAAATAAGGACAATAATAATACTTATTCCTATTTTCAGTCTTAGTTTCAGGTAAACCTATTATCCAACTTGTAAGCTTAGGATTTAATATATTTCTACTATACGCTTCTGCAACCTCTGTAAACAAATGAACATTAATGAATTTAAAATCAATATTCATAAGGAATCCACCAGAATTACCTATAAGGAAATCTTCATCAGCATCTATATAACTTTCATTAATAGATTTATTAAACTCAGTATTAGCAAATCTATACTGAGATTTATCCTCATTTACATAGTTTATAAAAGGTATAGTTTCCATACTATTTATCTAATCTACTTGTACATCATATTCCCTATCAGGATCCATACTAGAAGGTACAGCTTCATCAGTACCTCTAACCATATCATAAACCTGTTTCTTATCAGCTCTTTCAATCTCATTCATAGCATCTCTTAAAGTAGCTGTCATTTTAGGTACATCTTTACCTAAATTAAGTAGTTGTTGATAATAATATAATATATCAGCAATATCCTCTTTGGTTAAAGAATCTTTATCCTGAAGTCTATCAAGATTACCTCTAACCTTTTTAATCATATCTTTAATACCTCTAAAAGATCTAATTAATTCAAGACTTGTTTCTTTAGGTACAGAATACTGATTACTCTTATATAACTTAATAGCAGCATCAACAACTACATCAGGTTTCCAACTAGATATTAACTCACAATGGTTAACAGCATAAACATCCCTCTTAGCTTCAGTAAATCCATGTTGATTAGGATAACTATTATAATCAGCAATATAATAAATATATTTAAACTCATTATAAGCAACAAGTTTAAACCTACCTTGATGATCACCAGTACTACCTCTATCACGTTTAAGTATAGTCTTAAAAGGTAACTCAAGTAATATAGCTTCTTTATTAAGAACTAAATCACCATCTTTTATAGTAAATATAGTATTGAACATTAAGGGTTTATTTTATGATTAAAAATCTTCCATCTAACAGTATAACCATCATCAAGCCAAATCTTAACTTTATCAAATAGTTCTCCTTCATGTGTACCATATATAGTATTAGCATCTTTATACTTAGCTACTAAAATACAACCTTCAGTATCTTCATGTCTATTTCCACCATGAGAATAAACTCTAGTAAAAGTAATACCAAAATGATCAATAGTATTAACATCTTTTAAACTAGAACATAACATTAATACATCTCTATTGAACTTATTACTATGAGTAATAGTTACATAATAACCACTACTAATAGCAGGTATAGCAGTATAACCTTTAACTTTAATACTAAAAGGTCTTATAGTATCTTCAAGACTATAACATTCAAATTTATCATCAATATAGATACTACCTATAGTACTTTGAGGATGAATATCATCCCTAAATTGAAATATATCTTTTTCCATTATTTAAATACCTCTTTTAAATCTTTAACCACAAATCCAGCAGCACCTTTATGTCCACCACCACCATACTGTTTAGCAATAATACTACAATCTACTTTATTATTATCATTATAAAGACTAAAGTTCCACTTACCATCTTTATACCAAAAACAAGCAAATCCGTCATAACCTTCTTTATGATAATCTATACCAAAATTAATAGGATTAAACCTCTCTTGATTAACACATAAAAACTTATAA